ATACCTAAGCCCCACGAGAACCAAATGACCATCCTCAACGACAAGCATCGTTTTCGGGTGGTCATTTGTGGACGGCGGTTTGGCAAGACGGAGCTGGCAAAGACGGCGTTGCTATTCCGGATGCTCAAGGGGCAAACGTGCTGGTACATTGCTCCGACGTTTAAGCAGGGGTTAGCCGTGTTCCAAGCGTTAGTCAACATCCTACGGGACTTGCCGACTGTACAGATTAACCGCACGCGCCTGACCATCCAGTTTAACGATGGCGCAATTGAGGTGAAGTCAGCTGATATTCCCGACAACTTACGCGGTGCTGGTCTTGACTTCGTGGTCTTGGATGAATGCGCGTTCATGCACCCATCCGTATGGGCGGAGGTGGTGCAACCCATGCTCTTGACCACGTTGGGGGACGCGCTATTCATCACATCACCCAACGGGCGCAACTGGCTTTACAATCTGTATAGCCAACACCACGACGGTGATGATATGTGGGTGTGCTACCGTTATACGTCATACGACAACCCACTGAATAGCAGTGCTGAACTAGATCGTATCAAGGGCGAAGTGCCAGAATCGGTGTTCAGGCAGGAATACCTAGCAGAGTTTTTGGAGGGCGGGGGCGCGGTGTTCCGTCGTGTTGCGGATGCTGTGAAGCCTATGCCACCCATTGGGGGGCGCATCGTGTTCGGTGTGGACTGGGGGCAGGAACGCGATTACACGGTGATCGTGGCTATGGACGCGACCACCAAAGCCGTGATAGAAGTAGACAGGTTTAATCAGATAGGGTGGGACGTGCAACGATCACGCCTGCAAGCGATGGCGCAACGGCTTAACCCCGTGCTGATCGTTGCGGAACTAAACAGCATGTGGTCGCCCAATGTGGAAGCGTTGCAACGGCTGGGCTTGCCAGTAGAGGGCTTCACGATGACGCATGCCAGCAAGGTGGAGCTGGTGAACACGTTGCAATTGGCATTTGAACAGATGACCATCACCCTGCCAGACAATGCCACGCTGTTGAATGAGTTACAGTCGTATACGATGCGCCGATCCCCTAGTGGCGTATACCAATACAGCGCACCGTCGGGGGCGCACGACGATACGGTGGTGGCACTGGCACTGGCGTATCATGCTGGTTTGCGAATGAGTGCGAGGGCAATACTATGGTAGTTGATTTGAGATACGTCAAAGGGATACCGCTACACAAGTTGACTCCCGACGCTTTTAGCCCGTTGGGATACCACGAGAGCCAGCTAACTATCGACATGCTTTACCGTCGTGTGGCATGGTTACGGCGTGCTGTGGACGTGCGTGCCGAAGCGTTAGGCTCTATGCCGTTTTGCATCTATACCCCTGATGGAACGGATGTGCAAACGGAGGCAGGGGCTTTACCTGATACGGGCTATGAGGTCTTACAGGGCTTTGGGTGGTCGGAGTTCCTGAACTATGTCGAAGGTGATATGGTTCTGTATGGCGCATCCTACTTCATACCGATTAGCGGAACACGAACACGGCGCGTATACGGGTTTAAGCGATTGCACCCTGCCAGCATGCGCCCTGACTTTGATACCCGTACAGGTGAACTGTTAGGCTTTAAGCGGAGCTTCAATAATCAGCAGGAATACCACCCTGCCGATACCGTTGGCTATATCTGGCTACCGAATCGCAACGGCGAAACGGGGCACGGGCAATCGCTCGCCAGCACGGCATTGGCAAGCGCGCAGATGATTTACAACATGGATATGTACGGGCAACTCTTCTTTGAACGCGGTGCGATTAAGCCTACGGTGTTGACTATCGAAGGCTTTAACAACTTGCAGGAAGTGGAGCAACAGCGCGTCAAGTCATGGTTTGAACGCACGCTGAACGGCATACGCAACGCCTTTAGCATCCTACCCGTTGGCACGCAAACCAGCATCCAAACGTTGGGCACGGATATTGGGGACTTGACCGTTCCTGCGCTAACGGATGCAAAGCGTCAAGACATCAGCACGGCGATGGGTATCCCACAGTCGCTATTGTTCTCTAATGCCAGCAACTATGCCACCGCACGGCAGGACGACCTTCACTTCTACGACAAGACGATCATCCCAGAGGCGATGTTCCTAGCGGATAAGCTGAACCAACAATTATTCGACAAGTTCCGTTTGGGGCATGCTATCAAATTTGAAGCGGACCGCTTGGATGTTTACCAGCAATTGCAACTGGAGCGTGCCAACGTGGTCAAGTCTCTAATCGGTGCGGATACGGCGATGGTGAGTATCATAACACGTGAAGAAGCGCGTGCCTACTTGGGTTACGACACCGTGCCAGCGTATGAGGAAGTCGAGGAGATGACAGAAGAAGCCGAAGCACCAGCACAACCCGACGACGATGAGACAATGGGTGTGGACGTGCAAACGCAAAAATACCTTGATGAGCTAGACGTATGGCAACGGATGGCACTGAACCGCTATAAGCACGGCAAGGCGCAAAAAGCGTTAGACTTCACAGCGGATGATTTGCCCACGCACGTGGTGGCAATGGTCAAGAACGCGCTCGCCGTGATGACCACGATGGATGAGGTCAAGGTGGTGTTTGCAGACGTGCGAGGCTACCTATGCCACAATTCCTGAACCGTGATGAGTACGAAGCCACCATACAACGGGAGCTAAACCGTATCCACAAAGAGGCGCGTGCGACGCTCTTAGACCTATTCCCTGCTAACTTGTATGGTGATGCCGTCTTTGATGAGGATACGTTTAACAGCGTCAAGCCAGACTGGTCGGCATTGTATGACGCTATTCAAGCGCAATACCGTAGGGAGCTAACCCCCATCATTGGCTTTGTGTTTGCCGAAAGTGCGGAAAACTTGGAACTAACACGCGCCTTTGCCGTCGCAGATGACATCGTGACCGATAGTTCCGAAAACTGGGCACGCCGTTGGATACAAACGCTGGCAACGGATATGACGCAAACGGACCAACGCCAGATAGACCGCTATATTGCTGAATACCGTGCTGATCCCGAAGTAGGCTTGGAGTGGCTACGGGAACGGCTTGGGCGCATCGTATCCCCATCACGAGCGGAGATGGTTGCCAGCACGGAAATCACCCGTGCAAACTATGAAGGCGAGGCGTTCATTGCTAACCAGCTTCGCAATGAGGGTATCGACTTGGTTGCCGTATGGTTCACAGCGGTGGATGAGCGCGTTTGTCCGATATGCGGAGCGAATCACAATAAGCCACGCGGTGAAGGGTGGCAACTGCCACCGCCTGCACATCCCCGTTGTCGGTGTTGGGTCAATTGGGTTGAACCGCAATTCCTGCCAGAATATTTGAGGGATAACGAATGAGCATTAACGTAAACGTAAACCTAAGCGGATCAAAGAACATCTTGAACCGCATAAATGACCTTAAGAGTGATAAACTACTGGAGGCAGGGCTTAAGCGTGGTGCGCTATACCTCAAGACGCAATCGGCTATCTACCCACCGAAGCCACCGCAGTCGACATACAACCGTAAAGGCGCGGCAGGCGGTCTTGCCAGCGGATGGCAAATTGATGGCGAGGTCAAGAACAGGACGGTGATCCTGCGCAATAACATCCCCTACGCGCAATGGGTGCAAGGCGAGAAGCAAGCGTGGTTTCATAAGCGTACAGGATGGCGCAACGTGCCGACCATCCTAGAGGACAACAAAGAGCGCGTTGCTGAATTGGTTCTGGATACGTTAAGGAGACGATAATGCCACTGTATAAGTACCGTTATAACGATATGGAGGTCATGGCAACCCGTCGCCGACCATCCACTAGAGACGACAAGAAATACATGCGCGAAGTCGAAATGGACGGACGGCAGTACCTTGTCCACTACGGTGATCCCGATATGGATATGCAACGGGACATTCCCGAACGCCGTGCTAACTTCCTAAGCCGTCATAATTGCTCCGAAAAAAGTGATCCGCTTAGTGCTGGGTTCTGGGCATGCTACGATTGGGCGAACACGGACGAAAAGAGCATAGACGGTGACTACCATGAGCGGATGATAGCGGATGGTGATGCGGTCAAGGCGTTAGACGGCAATGGGCGCATAGGCTTCTATGGCGTGCTATTCCATACCACTGACTTGCAAGGGGAGCGATTCACACCGCAAACTGACTTTGGTATTCAGCAACGTATTCCGCTCATCTACCAGCACGGGCAGGACGCAACGCTTAAGGCGCGTGTCTTAGGCATTGCAGAGGTCATGCGCCGTGATGACGTTGGGCTATGGATGGAAGCGCAATTGGAGCTTCGGGACGATTATGAGCGAAGCATCCTAAGCCTAATCGAAGCTGGCAAGTTAGGCGTTAGCACGGGCGCGTTATCCCACACTGTGAACCGTGAAGGTGGGCTAATCAAGACGTGGTGGTTGGGGGAGGTTAGCTTAACCCCAACACCAGCAGAGCCTAAGACGAAAGTAGTTGCACTAAAACAAGATAGTGTGATAGACTTAGATCAAGATGACCCAGAGGCGAACCTAGAGGCGCATGATGCGCAGGTAGCGGTGGTTAACGATAGCAAGATAACCGTAGTGGATGAGGATCATCACATGACCGAAGTAGACAACACCCCACGTCTTGATTCCCTAGAGGAAACCGTCAAGACTATTGGCGCAGGGCTAGACAAAATCTTGACCCTGTTGGCAAATGAGCCTAAGGTTGCAAACAGTGGCACGCTCATCGCCGATGGCGTAACGGGCACGGACCGCAACATCAAGTCTCTCACCGACTTCTTCCTAGCAGTCAAGAACGGCAACACGCAACGCCTAACCAAAGTGTATGGCGCAATGAAGGATATGAGCGACCTAACTGGTGCATCGGGTGGCTACCTGATTCCAGAAGAATTTAACACGTCCCTCATGCAAGGCATTTCGCTTGCCAGCGAATTCCTACCCCTTGTGCGTGTGCAAAACGTAACCACCTCTAGCGGGCGTTATCCCATGCCAGATGTAACCGTAACCCCAACGGCTAACGTCGGACAGACTGCAAGCGCAGCTGGCACGGTATCCACCGTTAAGCCTAGCGGTTCAGCATTTACCGAAACCACCCCCGCTCTCAAGATGTTGAATTTCACCATCCACACCATCGGTGGGTTCGTAGACGTAACCAAAGAGTTGACTCAAGACAGCGCGTTCAGCATCGACCAGATGTTCAATAACCTCGCAGGCGAATCCATCCGTGCTAAGCAGGAATACGGTGTGATTCGTGGTTCTGGCGTGGGTGAATATCTTGGGTTCTTGAACGCCGATGCTGGTTTGGCAATTGATGCTGATACCGACAACACGTTCGATTACCAAGACGCTGCCGAAATCTATTCACGCTTCTTCATGATGAACAATGCCACCACGCGCTGGGTAGTAAACAACACCGCCATGCAAGACATCCTGAATATGGAGATCAGCACAGGTAGTGGAAGCGCGTTGGGCACGGTGTCTCTAAATGGGCGCACTTACATGACCTTGTT